TGCGTCGGAGGTGGGCGCGCATGCGCGGGGGCACAACGGCAACAGCCTTTCGATCTGCCTCGTGGGCACGGACCAGTTCACCGCCCTGCAGTGGGACCAGCTCGCGCAGCAGGTGCGCTACCTGTGCGCGAAGTACGGCGTGCCGCTGCAGCACGCGAACTCGGACACGTACTGGCGCGGGGTGTGCGGGCACCGTGACACCGGGGCGCGCAAGGCGTGCCCGGGGTTCTCGGTCGAGCAGTGGCTGGCAAACGGGCTGCAGCCGCAGCCCGAGAACGTGCTGACCGAGTGGAGGATGCTGCCGTGAGCCTGTGCGTGACGGTGACGCATCACGAACCGGAGAGCGCGGCATGGCTGCGCGCGGACGTGTTCCACGTGGATGCCTGCGGCCAGGTGAACGACCGGCCGGTGCGATCGCAGGAGCTGCCGCCGGGTGGTTCGGCGATCGTGCATCTGCAACGCGGCCATGTGCTTGTGGTGCGCGAGCTGCCGCAGGCGGCCGCGGGCGATGCCGATGCGCAGGAGTGCGCGTGATGGAGGCGCCGCGCGACTACGCGGTGGAGCCCGACGCCGCCGACGCCGTCGGCGTGCTGGAGGCCGACGACCACGTCCACATCGCGACCTGCAAGCGCTGGTGGCACAGCCGCACCATCTGGCTGAACGTGATCGCAGCCGGCCTGGTGGCCCTGGAGGCGAGCACCGGGCTGCTGCAGCCGCTTCTGCCGGTGAACCTCTACACCGCGATCGCCGTGGGGCTGCCGGTGATCAACGCGATGCTGCGCATCGTGACCAACCAGGCGATCCGCACATGAACCCGATTGCATGGCTGGTCGACCATTTTGGTGGCGGCGCCAAGATGGTGCTTGTAACGCTGGCGCTGAGCCTGGCCGCGATGGCCGGCGGGTGGATCAACGGCGTGTTCAAGGCGCGCGAGATCGCGCACCTGCAGACCGCGCTGGAGGCTGTGCAGCGCGAGCACGCCGAGCAGTGGCGCATCTTCGCCGAGGCTGCGGCCGCACGGCTGCAGGCCGCGCAAGCCCGTGGGGATGCCCTGACCGAAGAACTTGCGGCCGCCAGTCGGCAGGCCGACGCCCTGCGAGGAGAACTCCATGAACAGATCGACCTGGCTACGCAGGGCCGCGCCTGCCTGGACGCTGCTGCTTTGCGCGTGCTCGACCGTGCCCCCGGCATCGCTGCCGCCCCCGCCCGAGTGCCCGCGCCCGCCCGCCGCGCTGCTGCAGCGGGTGGCGCCGACGCTGCCGGCGATTCCGCGCAGCGGGGTGGAGATGGGGCTGGGCAGCGGGCTGAGCAGCGCGACGAGCGCGACGCCGAGCCTTACGCCACCGACACCGACCTGGCGCGCTGGGCACTCGACGCCGGGCGGCAGTACGACGACTGCGCCCGCCGGCTCGGTGCCCTGATCGACTGGCACGAGCCCCCCGACCCGCGAAAACGAGACAGAGCGCCAGCATGGAACTGAAAGACCTACAGACGTGGCTGCAGATCACCAACACGCTGGTGATCTGGATTGCGGCCATCTACACCTACCTGGCCAACCGCAACCGGGTGACCACCGAGCGCATCAACAGTCTGCAGGCCAGCCTGCAGACACGGATCGAGGGGCTGCGCAGCGACATGGACCACCGCATGGACAACCACGGCGACCGCCTGAGCCGCGTGGAAAAGGACATCCAGCACGCGCCCAGCCACGACGACCTGAAGCGCATCCATGCGCGCATGGATGAGGTGAGCGCGACGCTGTCGAGCCTGCAGGGCGAATTCAAGGGCGCGAACAACACGCTGCACCTGATCCACACCTATCTGATGACCGGAGGCAAGCAGTGAATTCGTTTGCGGAACACGTGACGGCCGACCGCCGCCTGGTGGTGCTGCGGCTGCTGGAGCAGGCGCCGGACTACCGCGGCAACGCCTACCTGCTGCAGCGCGCCCTGGATGGCTTCGGGCACGCGGTGGGGATGGACCGCCTGGACACCGACCTGGCGTGGCTGGCCGAGCAGGATCTGCTGAAGCTCGAGGCGGTGGGCGGCGTGAGCATTGCCACCCTGACCCAGCGCGGCGCCGACGTGGCGCACGGCCGCGTGGTGGTGCCGGGCGTGGCGCGCCCCGCGCCGGGGGCCTGAGCGATGGCGCGCAAGAGCAGCGTGCAGCGCCTGGATGTGCGCCTGCGCAGCGCGGTGGACGAGCTGCTGCGCGACGGCCGCCACACGCTCGACGACATCCTGACGCACCTGGCGACGATCAACGGCGGCGCCGCGCCCGTGAGCCGCAGCGCCCTGGGCCGTTACGCCCAGCGCGCCGAGGAGCAGATGCGCCGGTACCGCGAAGCGCAGGAAGTGGCCAAGGTGTGGGTGAGCAAGCTGGAGAGCGAGCCCGACGGCGACGTGGCCCGGCTGCTGCCCGAAATGCTGCGCAGCGTGGCATTCCAGACGCTGGGCAGCATCGGCGACCGGGAGGAAGGCGGCGACGCGCAGGAGGTGATGTTCCTGGCGAAGGCCATGAAGGACCTGGCCTCTACCGACAAGCTGACGGCGGACCGGATTCTGATGATCCGCCAGGAAGTGGCGAAGCGCGCGGCGACCGAGGCGGTGAAGCAGGCCAAGGCGAGCGGGCTGAGTGATGAGGCGGCGGACCTGATCCGGCAGAAGATTCTGGGGGTGGTGTGATGGCGAACCGTGAGGTGACTGAACGCGACTTCCGGATGCCGGAATTCCGCGATGCAGACCCGAAGGACTATGAGTTCCGGGCGGACGGAAAGGTCGTGCGCAAGGACCGCTGGGAGACGGGCATCCATCGGATACGTGCCGCGCTCGGCGACGATCGCCGCGAATTCGAGATCGACGACATCGTTCTTGCAGTGCGGGCCTTGGTTGCGACGCTCCCGGACGCTCAGGAAGAGGAAGACGCCTGATGTTCCTCGTCGACCTCTCCCGCCTCGCTGCGACCGTGATCGGCTACCTGGTGATGCTGATGTGGCTGCTTGGCGCGCTCGGCTTTGCCGACTTCGCCCTGCTGTTTCGGGTGCGCGGATGAGCACGCCCCAGGTCAACTCGATCGCCAAGGCGCTGGAGTCCCGCGACCAGCGCACGCCCATGGCCTTCCTTGCCTATCAGCAGCGCTGGGCGAAGGACACCACGCCGGTGAAGTTCTGCGAGAAGTCGCGCCGCATCGGCTTGAGCTGGGGCGAGGCCGGCGACTCGGCGCTGCTGGCGGCGTCCGTGAGCGGCATGGATGTCTGGTACATCGGCTACACGAAGGACATGGCCGAGGAGTTCATCCGCGACTGCGGCGACTGGCTGAAGTATTACGGCATGGCCGCGAGCGAGATCGAGGAAGGCGAGGAAGTCTTCATCGATGGCGACGAGAAGAAGAGCATCCTCACCTTCACCATCCGCTGCGCGTCCGGTCACCGCATCACGGCGCTGTCGAGCAGCCCGCGCAACCTGCGCGGCAAGCAGGGCCGGGTGATCATCGACGAGGCGGCGTTCCATTCGAACCTTGGCGAGCTGCTGAAGGCGGCGATGGCGCTGCTGATCTGGGGGGGCCAGGTGCATGTGATCAGCACCCACGACGGCGACGCCAACCCCTTCAACGAGTGGATCAAGGACATCCGCGCGGGCAAGTACCCGTACAGCGTGCACCGCATCACCTTCGAGGATGCGCTGGCCGGCGGGCTGTACGAGCGCGTGTGCCTGCGCCGGGGCGTGCAGCCCACCGAGGCGGACAAGCAGATCTGGGTGAAGGGCATCTATGCCCAGTACGGCGACAACGCCGGCGAGGAGCTCGACTGCATCCCCAAGAACGGATCGGGCAGCTGGCTGACGCGCGCGCTGATCGAAGCGCGCATGAACAAGGACCTGCCGGTGCTGCGCTGGGCGCCGCCGGACCCGGACTTTGTGCATTGGCCCGAGCACCTGCGCACGGCCGAGATGCGCGAGTGGCTCGATACCCATGTGCTGCCGCTGCTGCTGGCGCTGGACCCGGAGGCGCCGAGCTTCATCGGCGAGGACTTCGGGCGCACGGGCGACCTGACGGTAATGGCGCCGTGCCAGCTGCTGGCCAACCTGCGCCGGCGCTTCCCGTTCCTCCTCGAGCTGCGCAACTGCCCGTTCGACCAGCAGCGCGAGGCGTTCTTCTACCTCTGCGACCGGCTGCCGAGGTTCCGCGCCGGCAAGCTGGATGCGCGCGGCAACGGCCAGTACCTGGGCGAGAAGGCGATGCAGCGCTACGGCGCCACGCTGATCGAGCAGGTGATGCTGTCGCGCCCCTGGTACCGGGACAACACGGCCCCGCTGAAAGCCGCTTTCGAGGATGGCGGCATCGAGCTGCCGATGGACCGCTACATCCTGGATGACCTGCGCCTGGTGGTGGTGGACAAGGGCATCCCGCTGATACCGGACGTGCGCACCGATGGCGCGGACGGGGGCAAGCGCCACGGCGACTCCGCGGTGGCGATCATGCTGGCCTACGCGGCAAGCCGCGCCGAGGTGCCGCCGGCGGCCGGTGAGACGGTGGAGGCCGAGGCGGACACGTACCGCGCGCCGCGGCCGAAGTTTGGACAGCGTGGCTTGTGGGCTCAGGGGGCGGGCAGAGAGCATGGATCACATTGATGGCTGGGATGAGCTGGCGCAGGAGCAGATTCGCGAGGGATTCGCATCCCGTGAAACCGACCCCCACTTCGCCGGCCTCGTAGCCGAGGCGAAGGCGCAGGGCTTCGAGCCCGCTCCGCTCGGTGCACTGCTTGTGAGAGGAAACGAGGGCGAGCTCTACCGCTGGAAAGGGCGCGTGTGGAGATGGTGCGAACAGCAGATCACCAAAACGCAAGCGCGGCCCGTGGCGCCCTGCGCGCCCCGTGGGGCGGCTGATGACCCGTCCGAAGGCGTGTAAGCCCGCCTGAGGGCGTGTAACACGCGTTATAACCAACACCGAGAGGCTAGGCCGATGGGCATTCTGGATTTTCTGTTCCGCCGCGGGGGTGATGCCTCTGAAACCGAGGGCGCCGGGCGCATGGTGGAAGCGGCCGGCGCGACGATCGACCCGGACGACGAGGAGGGCTGGCGCCGGCTGAGTGGCGACGCCGACCGCGACCTGTCGCCGCTGAGTCAGGCGCGCATGCGCGAGACCGCGCTGTATCTGTGGGACGCGAACCTGCTGGCGAACCGCATCGTCGAGCTGCCGCTGGCCTACATGCTGGCCGAGGGCGTGGAGCTGCGCGCGGGCGAGCCGGCGATGCAGGAGACGATCGGGCGGTTCTGGAGCGACCCGATCAACAGCATGGACGTGAAGCTGCCGAAGAAGGTGCGCGAGCTCAGCATCTTCGGCGAGCAGGTGTGGCCGACATTCGTGAATGCGGTGGATGGGCATGTTCGCCTGGGCTACCTCGACCCGGCGCTGATCGAGACTGTGGTGGTGGACCCGGACAACCCGGAGCAGCCGATCGGGATCGTGACGGTGCGCGACCGCAAGGGGCGCGCGCTGCGATACCGGGTGATCGTGAATGGCCCGGAGTCGGTCTTCACCCAGCGCACGCAGGAGATTCGCAAGACGTTTGCGGATGGCGAGGCGTTTTACTTCACGGTGAATGATCTGAGCGTGAGCCGGCGCGGGCGCAGCGACCTGCGGGCGCCGGCGGACTGGGTGGATGCCTATGACCAGTTCCTGTTCGGCGAGATCGAGCGGTACAACTTTCTGCGGGCCTTCGTGTGGGACGTGACCGTGACCGGTGCGGACGAGTCGAAGATCAAGGAGAAGGCGCGGACGATCAAGGCGCCGGCGCCGGGTAGCGTGCGCGTGCATAACGACAGCGAGGTCTGGAAAGCCGAGAGCCCCGACATCAAGGCCGGCGACACGGCCGACGGGGCGCGGCTGTTCCGCAACCACGTGCTGGGCGGCGCGACGATTCCGGAGCACTGGTTCGGCGGTGGCGGCGATGTGAATCGCGCGACCGGAGACAGCATGGGCGAGCCGACATTCAAGGCCTTCTCGATGCGCCAGCGCTTTTTGAAGCACATGCTCGAGAGCGTGGGCCGCTACGTGATCCGCCAGAAGCTGATCGCCGAGGGCGGCGAGCCGGACTGGTGGGACGAGCGCCTGGCGTGCGAGGCGGTGTTCCCGGAGATGACGGCGCGCGATACGACCAAGTACGCGGCGGCGCTGGCCCAGGTGGTGCAGGCGGTGAGCATGGCGATCAACGCTGGGCTGATGGGCGAGGAGACCGGCGTGGCGCTGGTGGCCGCGGTGGCGGGGCGGCTGGGGGTGGAGATCGACCCGGCCGAGGAGCTGCGCCAGGCGCGCGAGGGCGCCGAGACGCGCGCGGCGCGGGATGCCTTTGTGGGGCCGGATCCGGAGCCGGAGCCCGACGCGGCGCCGGGCGCCGACCGGGGTGAGGCGTGAGCGCGAGTGCCTCGGAG